GGCAATTTACGTACTAGCACTTTTATTCCAGATCCCTCAGGCGATGGCAATCCTAGGTGGAAGACAGGAGATTCTGTAGTTAGATTTACAGATAGTCCTACCAACTCTATGGTTCCTGGCGTTGTTGATAGTTCTGCTGAAAATACTTATAGTGCAAGAGGAACAATTCTTACAAAGCAGCAAGATACGCTTCTCGTTAGAAATGCAGATGTTACTAGGGATGTTGTAACTGATAGTAGAATTATTTCTTCTAGTAGAACTAGTACTAGGGCAGGTGGTTGGTTTGACCCTCTTGCACAATCATTCTTAGTTGAAGAGCAAGGTGGATGTTTTATTTCTAAAATTGACGTATATTTTAGAACCAAAGATTCCAATCTTCCAGTAACAATGCAAATTCGCGAAATGGTGAATGGTTATCCATCTCCAACAGTTCTTGCTACTGAAAACAAAGATCCTTCTGATGTCAATCTATCTGATGATGCTAAAACAAATACCACTTTTGTATTTGAAACTCCTGTTTATTTGGCAGAAAGAAAAGAGTATTGTTTTGTACTCTTAACATCTTCAGTTGAATATAATGTTTGGTTGTCTGAAATGGGTAAAGATGATTTGAATGGTGAAAGAATCTCCAAACAACCCTATGCAGGTGTTTTGTTTAAATCTCAAAATGCATCTACTTGGACTACTGCTGAATATCAGGATATGAAGTTCAAGATCTTTAGATGCAAGTTTAAGACAAATGAAACTCCAACAATTGATTTTGTTGCTAATAATAGTGGAAACCTTTTCTTTAGAGAACTTAGAGAAGATCCTATCGAACTTACCGTTAATGAGAGTGGTACATCACGTGGATATCTAAAAGTCAATCATAAAAATCATGGTCTTCATGACGAGTCCTCTTTTGTAGAACTTAGAGATGTTTCTAGTGGTATTCAAACATCACTTGCTGCTAATTGGAGTGGTTCAACTGCTGATCCAATTTCATTAACAGATACGTCTGGATCTAGTGCAGTTAGAAACCTATTCTATGCAAATGGTGCTGCGGGATCACCAGAAATGATCTTTAATGCTGGTTCTAGTCCTATTAGAAATGGTATTCTTGGAGCAACGCCAAGTTCTACAAATCCAGGTTATATTTCTATTGGAGGATATGTATATTCTTACGATCCTACTGTAGTTGGTTCTGTAACTTCAGAGGTTTTTACCATTCAATTACTTTCAAAAATTACTGAAGATAATGTACCTTCAGGTGGATTCAAAAGTAATGATGAGTGGGAAGTAGAATTGTATGTTAAAAATGGTATTCCACTTACCTTGATTAACAAAATTCATCAAAATTTAAAATTTATTACTCTGGATAGTTATCAACTTGATTTTAATTCTTATAGAAGAAATATTGATGATGATAATGTAACTTTTGGTGGGGATGAAGTAACTGCAAGTACTAACTTACAGTACACATCATTTATGCCTACAATTGCATTTAAAGAACTTCCAGGAACATCTGTTGTTAGTAAATTTAAAGGAACTTCAGGAACTTCAATCGGAGATGGTGAATATTCTTTACCCACTCCAAATGTAAAAAATTGGTATAGAGATTCATATAAGAAAGATTCAAATTACAAGCAAGTTCGTATTAATGAAAATAATTACGTAAATCGACCAAAAGTGATTGCATCTTCGATTAATGAACAGAGGCAAATGTCTAATGCTAATTCGTTTGATTTTAGAATTAAATTAAGTAGTGAATCCGACAATTTGAGTCCTGTAATTGATACAGATAGAGTTAGTTTAATTACTACAAATAATAGAATTGATAATTTTGATGGATCCACTCGAAGTGCATTTTTTGCAGATAACTTAAGTGCCAATTATACTATTGGTGAATCTGCAGAAGAAGATTTTAATTCTGCAATTTATATTACTAAACTTGTTACTCTTGCTCAAGAGTGTACTTCTTTGAAAGTTATTCTTTCTGCATTTAATAACTCTAACACAAACTTTGATGTTTATGTTAAATTACTTACCGGTGATGAGGAAGATCCAAATAAAATTGAATGGGATCAAATTCCAAATCCATCAACATATTCTAATAGAAAATCTGAAGTTGATTTTGCTGACTATGAATATGAAACTAGTTTGACAAACAATAATACTTTCACACAGTATTCACTTAAAATTAGAATGAGATCTAATAATGCCTGTGATATTCCAATTATTAAAGATTTAAGATGCATAGCACTAGCCTAATTCCAGTAGAGGGTCATAACAATTTTGCTAGAGACCCTAAAACTGGTGCAATTATTAATGTAAACGAAACAGAATTTGAAAAATATATTGCAATTAGAAATAAATTGCAAATTGATAGAGATAAATTAAATTCTACTAATGAAGAAGTGCGAAAATTAAAAGAAGATGTTCAAGAAATTAAAGACCTATTACTCAAACTAGTAAGTGGTATAAATACTTGATGAAGTAGGAATACAATAATGTTATCTGCGGTAACTAATTTAATTGTATATCAGGGTGCTGATTTTGAATCAACCTTTTATGTCACTAATAATAATGGTTCTAATTTTGATCTGACAGGTTATACAGGAGCATCTTTAATCAAAAAACATTATGATAGTAGTGTATCAACATCATTAGTTGTTGATATTGCTATCCCCCAAAATGCTGGTGCAGTAACTCTTTCTTTAACAAATGCAGTTACTGCAGCAATGCAATCTGGTAAATATGTTTATGATGTAGTTTTAACTTCTACCGAAGGAGTAAAATCTAGAGTTCTAGAAGGTGTATTAACAGTAGTAGAAGGAGTAACACTCTAATGGCAAGGATTAGGTTTGGAGATCAATCATTTCCACAAGTTGCCAGAGTTTCGGTTGGTGGCGCTGCCACTATCCAAACACTAGCAGATGTTGACACTTACACCAATGGTGTTGAGGATGGATACTTGTTAATTTATAATTCAGCATCTCAAAAGTTTCAATCAGGAAACGTATTAAATAACGTAACGGTAAACGGAGGATCATTCTGATGGCATCAACCATCCTAATTAAAAGAAGTACAGGTACAGTTGTACCTTCTTCACTAGAATTTGGCGAACTTGCTCTTACGGTTGGTGCTGGTACACAAGTCAACCGTGGTGATAGAGTTTTCGTTGGAGATAATAGTTCTACAGTTCAAGTAATTGGAGGTAAGTATTTTACTGACCTTCTTGATCATGTGCATGGAACACTAACTCAAAGTTCTGCAGTTGTTGTTGACACCAACTCTAAAGTTAATAGATTTAGAATCGATGACGTTAACATTGATGCTAACGTTGTAGAAACTGACACAACAGATACTGATCTAATCTTCAGGGCAAACGGCACTGGTAAACTTGTTGTAGAGGATAGTCAGGAACTTGAATTTGGTACTACTGGAGATATTGAGTTTAAATTTGATGAAGTAGCAAACGTTCTTCGATTAGATCGTGTTGGTGCAAACGTACCTGAGTTTCGTTTAGACGATGACCTTAAACTTCAATTTGGTACTGATGGTGATGGTAGTATTCGGTATGATGAAACTACATTAGATACTATTAGAGTAGAAGGTGCTGATTGGACCTATGATAATGGAGTTGCATTACAAATTAATGACACTACAAATGCAACTAATAGCACTACTGGTGCTGTTAAGATTGTTGGTGGTCTTGCTGTTGGCTCGACTGCATGGATTGACAACATGGTTGTTGATAACAATGTAACTCTTGGTACTGCTAGTGCTGATATTCTGACTGTTGAATCAACTACTACGTTTAATGCTGATGTAACCTTTAATGGAACTCAAACCGTTACTGGTACTGTTAATCAAACTGGTCAATTAAATCTTGATAATATACGTTTAGATGGTAATACCATTTCTACGAATGTTGGTAGTCAACTTATTTTAGATCCAGATCCTAGAAGTGGTGATGCTGCTGGTGATTTAGTAGTTCGTGGTAATCTTCAAGTTGCTGGAACTACTACCACTGTCAACTCAACCGAGATGACAGTGAATGACCCAGTGTTTAACATTGGCGATACTACATCTGAAAAAGTAGTAGTTAGTGCATCTAGTGCTGGTAATACTACTGTTAATATTGACAATCCTTCAGGAATTGCCACTGGTGGTCAAGTAAGTGGTACTAATGTTGGTAATATAAAAACTATTATTCAACTTGAAGTTGTACTTCACGTCGCATCCAACTTCTCGTCAGCACCTTCTAATGGTGATCCAATCTACCATTTTAAAGGTGGAGTTTATCAACAAATAGGTACTTTCCAATCACAAACTTCTAGTACTGTTAGAATTACTGCATTAGCAACACTTTCTTTAAGAGAAAGTGCATTTTATGAAGGTGATTCTTTGACGTATGGAAATACTGGATCTCCTCAGGAAATTACTCTAACTAAGGATGCTACTAATCAATCAGTTTTTGAAACAACCACAATTACATTAGGTGGTCCATTATCTGGTAACCTTGAAGTAGGAGATTTCCTTACAATTACTCAAGGTTCAAATGATGGTATGGATCGTGGTATTCAATATTCGTACCATAATGGATCTGCCATTAAGAATGGTTTCTTTGGTTTTGATAGAACTGCAGGTGAAGATGGTCTTGGTGCATTTACATTTATTGAAGATGCTACCAACACTAATAATATCTTTACCCACGTAGTTGGTTCTATTCAATCAATTGCCAGAGAAAAAAATGATCTTGATGTTGATAGTGGTACTATTTTAATTGGTGCTGCTTCTCAGACCTACAGTGGAGTTGCTGCTACTGGTGGTGAAGGATCTGGTGCAACAATTACTGTTGTGCGAGGAACTTCAGGACAAATTATTTCAGTTGCTGTATTAAATGCAGGAACATATTATCAAGAAGGTGATTTACTTACTGTTGCAGGTAACCTTGTTGGAGGTTCTGCCACTACTGATGACATTGAAATTAGAGTTCTCTCTATTGCAGTATCACGAGGTACAGTTTTACTAGGCGATCTTGAACTTGACGTTGATCTTGCAGTTAAGCAAGGTGGTACGGGAAGATCAGAATTCAACAGTAAGGGTATCCTTTACGGAAACGGTGTTGGTGAACTTTTAGAAACCGCTGCAGCAAACATGGCAAACCCAGGCGTTGGTCCTGATGTTGCTACATCATTCCAGATCCTGACAGTCACTGCTGCAGGAGTTCCCGTCTGGACTGATACAATTGATGGGGGAACTTTTACCTAAGGTTAAACAATGAATAATGATTTAGATATAAATGTCCTTATTTCTACTCTTCAAAAAAGGGTAACTGACTTGACTCTTACAAATGTCGTTTTAGAAGCGAGAAATACGGATTTAACAAATCGGTTAAATAGTATCATAGAACAGTCACATTCAGAGAATGCTATAAATGGCAAGCAGAATCAAGCTAAAGAGATCCCTAACCCCGAACTCAGTACCGACGACTTCTGATCTTACAGATAAAGAAGTTGGTTTAAATATTGCCGATAGAACCCTATTTGTTAATAATGGGGGTACTATTACTGAGGTACTGAATGCTGATCCTAATGATGAGACAATTGTCCCATCTATGTTTTCAAGTGCCATCACTAATGGTGTTGGAAATACTTGGTACGTATCAGGTAATGGTGTAGATAAAACAACTCTTGGATCTGTCAATCCACGTCATGGTGCAACAACTGGAGCAAATGTTTGGGGCAAAACTCCAACTACTGCATTTGCTTCTTTAAAGTATGCATTGGATAACTATGCCCAATCTGGGGACACAGTTATTATTTCTTCAGGTACTTATATTGAAACATTCCCACTGACTGTTCCTGTTGGGGTTGTAATTAAAGGTACTGGAGTAAAATCTAC